GCCAGTCCAACCACGCCGTAAAGCGCCGCCACTTTTTTTAGTGTTCGGATAATGTCCAACAGGTGTGCGCTTAATAACCCTTGACAGCAACCTTGCGGCTAGTTCCTTTGAGCAATCCTCAATGAAGTTTTGTATGCTTAAAACGTCTTTGTTGTACAGCGTGCGTTGTATTTTTTTTGAAAACGCCTTGAATTTTTTATAATCAACTTTCGCTTTCATTATGGCCACCGCTCGAACAGTTCCAAACTGATTTCTTGATGAGATTGATAAATGCTCGGAACGCCTGAACGTGTATATTCTTCTGTGGTCTCATTTTGAGTGATGATGATTTTTGACCCCGGATTAATGACAACATCAGGCGCGATAAATAACTTGATGGATTGAGCCTTTTCATCTGCCCCATTGCTTGTTGGGCTTGTTGAGCGTGTACCTTGATATGACAACCTGCAAGGCTGGTCTACGAGGTTTTCTACTTCTTTCTTTTTGGTGATTTTGGTTACCGGGTTAGTAACGTCTTGAAGTTCAATAACCGTGCAAACTCCATCATATAACGCCTCGATAGTCTCTCTGATTTGCGGTATTATGCTCATGTTTTCACCACACCATTTTTCTATAGCGAATTAATGAGCTTTCATGACCATTAATCAAATCATTAATCAACTTATCAAAGCGTTTTTCGTTGCTTCCATCGTTCACGTATGACACACTCACATCACCCTCGTTAATGCTTGAAATCACAGGTTTAATTTCAATGCTACCCAAAGACAGCCCGGCATTTTTGCGCATAAAAAAATACTCACCAACAACCATGTCAATAAGCACCCATTTTAGTTCTTTTGGTATTTTTCTTATGTTGCAAAAATTCTTGATTTCAGCCTCCACCTTAGCAATGCAGAAATCAATACCGGATTTGTCTTCATCTTCTGCATATTCATAACCAAAAGATTTTAAGCGGTCTTGTATTTCTTTGCTGTATGGATTTTCCATAAGCTACACTGTTATTTTAGCAATAACCAAACCTTCTGGATTAGGTAATATAGGCACAAACACGCCACTTGCTTTTGTCCAAACCGCAACCGGATCAGGTTCTTCCCACATGGTGACTGTAATAAATTGTTTTTGAGATTTTTTCGTCCATGGGCCTTGCCTTAATTCTTCTGGAGTTGCCCCCCATAGACCTGTGCCAACAGTTCCGTTTGCCATCGCTGTGTACATAATGAATTTGCCCGGCTCAATGTATTCTTTGACTGTCAGTGTTCCGTCAGGGTTTTCGTAATCATAAACATCTTCATTAGTGGTTATATTAAACCCATGTCTCTTATGAATAAATTTGCTTAAATCTAATTCATCAATGTAAGCCCCAATCATATTTGGTCCATTCATCGCCATTTGAATTCCTTTGTTTTTACACATCTGATCAACAATATCATCTTTTGTAACAACATGTGTTATTTTTTGGCCTTTTTTCTTTTGAGCATTTACAACTTTTTTAATATCAGCCAAGATATCGTGTTCGGGGTCAGACCAGTTGAAATTTTTTATATTTTCTGATGGCACTCCGTAATCTAGCTCAAACTCCACATTATTTTCTTTGACCACAATTTTTCCATTTTGCAAGGCTTCCATTTTGAGGACTTCAGTTCTAGTTTTAATAGTTTCGGCTAGATTGGCCACATCATCAAATACATAGTTAACCAAAGCATTCTGAGCAACTCCTGTATCGAGGTACTGTTGTATAATTTCGTCTTGATTCAGCTTTTCTTTAATCAGGAATTTTTCAAACGCAACTTTTTCAACTGTTGGCCTGCTTCCAATGGCTGCTTCGGTATTCCAACCGTGAATTTTAGCCATTTTAGGAATTCTTACACGATTCGCAAGTCTATGAAATTCCGCTTTCAGATACTGCGTTTTAATGTCGGGGAACAAACTATCTCCCATATACCCTCTTTGAAGTGGTATGCTCTGCGATAAACCTACTAAAACCTCAGGCGTGATTAATTCCATAATATTTACTGGCATTTATTTATACCTCTCTTTCTGTTTCTGGGGATTCATCAAAGTACATGCCGTTTACTTCAAGTGCTTCTTTTGCGTCTGCGTCTAGTGTTTCCGGCAATCTGTCTTCTAGAATACGACCAGCAATAATAATACTACCTGCCACATCTCCCCATGTTACATCGGTATTCATTGTCACAATACCTTTAGCCGTTGCATCATTTGCCGGATAAATCGTACCGGCCTTTACAATCTTGTTTCCCAACTCATTAGGTGTGACGCCTGCATCGCTAATGGTTGCCGTCTTCTTCACAAGTCCGACTGCGCTTGAGATAAAATTAATTTCAAGTTCGCCGCTTGTTTTGTTAGTGTAAGACATTTGTTTTCCTTCTTTCTCTTAATTTTGTTCGCCCGCTTGTTCATATTGGGCGTAGTGCTGTTTTGCGAATAATTCACCAATATTTACACCATCATTCCCCGGAGGTGTATCAACATTACTATCTTCCGGTTTATAATCTGAACCGCTAGAATCGCCGCCAAACATGAAGCCCGTTTCTTCACTCTTTGCCAAATCATTTAATTGGTCATCGATGCCGATTAAAACATCACCATCAAGCTTGATTTTATTCATATCAAGATATGCTTTTACCGCTTTAGCGCTACGCACTTTAAACTCACCTAGTTTTGCGGTCAGTAAATTTTCTATCTTGATTTTATTGATTTCTGCTTGATGTGCTTTGACGGCTTCCTTGTTTTCTTTGTTTAATTTTTCGATTTCTTCTTGCAATTTTTCAGGATCGACCTTTTGCAAATCTATTATTTGTTTATCTCTTGCCTTGATAGCTTCGTTAGCAAGGCGCAATTCCTCTATTTTTGCATTGAATTCTTCTTTTGGTGTTTCGTGTTTAGGCATTTCGGTTTTGACTTCTTTGTAAGCCGCCTCTAAATCAACCGTGCCGTCTTCTTTTGAGTGTTTCTCAAAAATCTTTTTCAACCATTCCATCTATTTTTTCCTCAATTCCTTTTTATTCTGGTCGGGGCCAGTTAGAGTGTGAAGTTATGCTGCTCACTACAGTATTTCCCCAATAAAAAAGGACACCGATTATTCAGTGTCCTAGACCAAAGGAGGGAGTAGTTTTGATAAGGTGGTACTCACACCAATATTCTATACATTTCCTCAAATTCTTCACGTTCAACCAATTTATAGCCTTGTTTGTTTTTTATTACATAATCCCCCTCCCTGTATGCTATAAGCTCATCACTAATGCCAAAAAATTCTTTTATTTCTTCCATATTGTCACTTCTTAATTGTACGGCCTCGATAATGCCAGGTAGCCTGATATATTCGCTCATAGGCAACCTCCTAATTTTGGACATAAAAAAAGCACTCTTAATTGAGTGCCTAAAAACTATTAAGTCTGGTCAACAACGCCGTTTTCATCTGGAGTGTTGGCTCTTGCTAAAGATTTTTCATATTCTTCAAATTCTTTAACAGCCCATTCTGGCGCATCTGGTTTTAACTTTCTTCTTCTATCAACCTCGTCAAAATAGGATACTTCTTCTGAAATGAATCTCGGTAATATTCTCGCCATTTGGCTACACTCCTCTCAGTAATTTGTCAAGTTTTCTACCAAATATGCGCGCGAGTTCTCTCTGATGGTCACCACCATAGTTTTCTGCGAATAATTCAGCAAACAATTCATTTTCCGATTCTTCTGCGTATTCAGAAACAAGCCGTTTTAAATCAACTTGTTCAATAGTTTTGTTTGATTTCTTAAACTCATCTAAGCATTCATTCAAGAAATCGCATTCCCAACTCTTATTCCCTGTTATCCATCTCAACGACTTAGACACATGATGCCCATAATCATGTATAATCTGTTCGTATTCTGTTGAGTTTTGCGGATGCCATCCAATTTCCACACATCGCTTGTTGTAATTTCTCAGATATTCAATATCCGAAAAATATTCTCCATTTAGCTTTATTCTGTTTACTTTTCTGGTACCCTCTCTGTGCTCATATGATACAACGCTTTCTTTCATTTCTTCAGGTTTCATCACTTCAATCAATGGTATTTTACAAGGATTCTTTTTCATGAATCCTGGGTAAAGACTCTTAAAACTGTCTAGCCAGTCAATAGTGCCTGAAAGTATCTCTTCGTCAATTGGGTACTCTCTTGAATCTCTTAAATTAATGCCGTGTTTTCTATAAAGCGATTCTATCATACTTGACTTGTTTTTAGAATCACCTTTTTTGTTACTCTTTGTTCCGTCTGGGCTGTTTGGTGCTTTGGTAGCATTTTGTTGTCCATATCTATCAAGCCATTCATTATATTTCATATCAGCTGGAACATATACCGTTTTACCTGTTTCGGGGTCACGTGCAGCACGCATCACACCTTCTTCAAATTCATCATTAAAAGAAGGCGCTGTGGTTGTTCTGCAGCGGCAATGAAAGGGCGGCGCTGTTACGCCCGGTTCAAATTTCGACATTGGGAAAACCACACCATCCATTTCTCTGCATATCGGACTTGTAATAAGGTCTAGCGTTGCTATAATTTCATATTCTTCAACATTTAATTCATTGAAACATTCGCTTTGCGCTGCAGACGCAAAAAAAGCGGATTCTGTAACAACCAGTCTTTCCGCATTCGAATAGCTCACCATAAACCGTTTAGCTAAATTCTTTGTCATCTCGTCATAGGATACCCCTGTAATTGCGCCTTGTGTCAAAATCGTATGAACTTCATTAACCAGCTTGTTATTGTTTGACCAAATTCGCTTGCTAAATGTTTTTTCATCAACTGTCCACGGCTTAGACAATACTTTCTCAATGTGTCTATTATCAAGCTGATTAAATGAAAATCCGACACCAAAGCCTTTTTGAATCTCAAACATCGTATGGTTGTAACGTTCACCATACATTTCTTTAAGAAGTGCGTCAGCGTCTGTTGCAAATCCGCCGTGCAGTCTTTCTATTTCTGCTTCTAGTTGAAATTCTAAGGCTTGCAGTCTATCAACATGTACCTTAACCGATGCCCTTTCAAGCTCTTTTTTAAATTCATCCGAATAGTTTAGGGTTTTACCCTTTTTTATATATTCATCAACCGTCATGCGAAATTCTTTAAGTTCTTTTTTGTCTAGTCGTTTTTGCGCCTCAGCCATCGAGATTCCCTCGTTTTTGGCGTACCGTTGATACCACACGGCAAGCTTGTTTTCCATTGTATTTATGGCCGTCTCATACTCACGTTTAAGGTCAATAAGATATGACTTGCTTTTATTGTTGGCCATTTCCTCCAATAGCTCAAAGCGATTACGCCAATAATCATGATTATTCTTAATTTGCTGCTTATTCATTGTCTTTTACTTTTGATTTCGCAAAAGTATCTTGGTATTCATCAGTTTCAGAAGACTCTTTTTCTATTTGGTCTAACTCGGCTTGGACATCTTCAACAAACGGATGACGTTCAAGGATGGTTTTGTTCGATATCATACCCACAGAGTTTTTGCAGTTGCTGATTAAATCAGTTGTATTAATCAAAACATTTCGATTAAAAGTTATTTTATAATTAGAATCCCCTACGTTTGTATCAATATGACTGTTTTTATTAATAAAATAAATAACTTGTTCAAGTGCGGCTTGAAATTCTATTTCCATACCGTTTGCATCCAAATCAATATCGCTGTACATGCTTTGAATATTCATTTGATTTGGGCTATTCATTAACCTATCATCTTTAGCATCATATCCTCTTGCGTTTTCAATAAGTGCTTTTTTGAGCAATTTTAAAATACTGTCATAATTCTCGCTTGAGAATTCCAGCGTCAATGTAGTGACGCCACCCTTTGCGCCGTCTTCAGTTCTTACATGTACTGCGCCATATTGGCTTAATTTGTCTCTGAATTCGCCTAAGTCTTGACCGTCATAATTCTCAAGTACCAGTATTGTATTTCTTGTGTCCTCTTGCATTCTATTTCCAAAATCAGAAAGCATTTTATTGATGCCGTCTTGCAGGCTTTTCACTCGCTTAATAAGTGGAATCTCTTTATTGTTGTACTTGAAAGGGATAAGAGGGATTCTACCCCAGTTGTCGCTATCTAAATAATCTTGATGAGGCTTGTCTTTATCTTCTTTTAAACCCTTATCTAAAATATAAAAGTCTATTCCGGTCAAAGAATAGACTTCCACTTTCTCAATCTTTTCAGTTTCGCCATTCGTTGTGTACGCTTCAATCTCAAACAGCCTGATAAAAAAATCAAGTTCAGTATGTGCAGAATCTTTCCAAAAAGGTTTAATTTCGTAGGATTCAAACTTTTTAAACATCAAAGTGCCGTTTTCTCGATAAGGAAATAACCACCCTATGCCCTGATTTAATGCGTCTTCAGTCAAACTCTTGAAAGTTCGCATGAACGCATTGTTAAAATATTTATTAAGCGTCTTGTCGTATTCTTTTTGATCGCTTGTCACTGTGAACGGGCTTCCAACTAAATAATTTGTCTTTTGGTCAACCATCTTTGCGTATTGGTTGTCAATAAACCTATTGTTAGGCAAATTATGAACTTCTTTTAGCTCTCCATTCTTCCCGATGACTTTTCTTTTGGCGTTCGTGATATCATGTTCACCGCCGTAATACGCCTCGCCTACTATTTGCATCTTTCGGGCATCGCTATCTTTCCACTTTGAAATTTCAAGCTCGAGAAAGTGCTTGTCTGATATACGCTCATTTGCGCCCATGGTTACAATGGCGTTTATTCTTTGTGTTTCGGTTATTTTTGACATGTTTGACCTCAAAACAATGCAGTTGTTGGATTTGGATTTATTATTGTAGGCATTGGCATAATTTCTTCAGCAATATCATCCTCTGGCGGTTTTAGATTAAGCGATTCATTAATTTTTGGTAGCATTTGGGCAAACCACATAAGGTCACTAACATAAATATTAGCAACGCCACTTTCAACAAGGAACGCCTTAATAATCGCAATTCTTTCAATAAATCTTGTTCGCTCTTCATTGTTTGTACAACCAATTTCAATTGTTTTATCAAACCCAGATACAACACACTCATCGATAATTTCTGATTCAATATCTTTAGATAAGTTTTCTTTATCAACCCATAATATCTCGTACTCGGCGCCTAAGATTTCAACCTTCATCTTCATTCCTCCTTTAATCAAAACTGTATGTATCACCTTTTAAGGCGGTATTCACAAAATAGCGCAGGTCGTCACAGGCATGGTCTGATTCTTTAATCGGCCTGTCTTCGCCACACGATTCATCCCAGCGATAAGCGCTGAATTCTTTGATAAGTGCCTCACAACAATCGAATATCTTGATTTTCTCTAATTGAAACGCCTTTGAAGTGTTTCTAATGCCGTCAACCACTGCGTTGTCGGCTTTTCTCACCTTGTATTTTCCGTAGTTTCTGATGGTTGTAATAAAAGAAGCTGCTGACGGGTCGATAATCACCTTATCTATCGGTTTACCATCAATGAGCTTTACTAACTCTTTATAATACTGCTCGTCTGTCATTTGCACATTTGTATCTCGTCCACTGTGATAATACTCATTCACCCTGTGCCATATGCCGTTACGATGAAGCCCCCACAAGCCCATTGAGCAAGGGTTCATTGTTCCATAGTCAATGCTCACAACGTACTTTCTAAACTTCATCGTCAAATCGGTTGGCACAACGCCAAAGCCTTCTGCTTGCTTTGGATAAATCAGCCCTTCGGCAACTACCCACTGACCCAAGATGTAACGTAGATAAAAAACACCGACATACTCTTTTTTGAGGTCTTCGACATACTCGGGATCTAATGTTGTATTGTCATCAATTAAAAATTTCATGACAAGCATATTTAGGTCATTACGCCTGTCAAGATAAGTCACCTTAAACCAGTGTAGCGGATTATCTGGGTTAGTAGTTCCAAATAACTTAGCCCCACGCTCTGACAATCTTGACAATAGCATTGAGAAAAAATCTTCTGTGAATAAGGTTATTTCATCGCAATATGCGCCCTGTAGCGTCATGCCTCGGATTTTAGCTTCAGCACGTGCATCATTAACACCTTCCAAATAAATAAGCCGCCCAAATAGACGACCCTCTTTCTTGCTAAGGCTGTATGTAAAATGCTTCTTGCCTACCAACGACTGCAATAAATCTAAGCAGTTTCTCTTGAGTGAGGTTAGTGTTTTAGCCACCATCAAATAACTGCCGTTATTCGGCATTGTAGCAACCCACAGTGCCCATAGCACTAAACTAATCCACGTTTTACCGGAACGGACAGAACCTTCAAGAATGTTAAGCCGTTTGAGCTTATTACGTTTAAACAGGCTAACTAACTCGGTTTGCTTTTTTGTGAAAGTGTTCATCATTCAGCACCTTTAACCGCTTCAATGATTTGTTGTAAAATGCCAGAATCGGCTTCATCGGAACTTTTTAGTTTTTCAATCTCAACTTCAAGTTTTTCTTTGGCTAACCTTTCGATTTCTTTAATTTTAGTTGTCTTATTTTGCCATTCATCAGGTTCTTTATTGTTGAGATAACCAAATATTGCAGTGACATTGTAAGGGATGTACCTTTTAGTCTCTTTTTCTTCAGTACTAACAACGTTCCCTTTTGCATCTTTTTTAGTTATTTCAACTACTTCGTTAACAAAGTAACCACCCATCGCTTCCATGAGCTTATCAACGGTTTCCTCAATAGTTATTTCTTTAGTTCTTTTTAAAGCGTCCGAAATGACCGAATGTTTACTTTCATAAAGAATAAGTGTAGAACGAGCCACACCCATCTTTTTGGCGATTTCCGCTTTTGTTAGTCCTTTTCTAGCCCAACCTCTAAGTAGTGTTAATCCGTCTTTGGTGAGCCATTCGGGCGATTTATCTTTTGCCATGATAGCCCTCCGGTTTTTTTATTTACAATTTTCATCTTCCTCCTCCTTGAAAAATGGGTATAAAAAAAGCACTCAATTAAGAGTGCTTAAGTCCAGTATTGCTTGCTTCAACCAAGCAGTGTCGGGCTTTTTCTTTATGAAATTACACTACTCTCAAACAACTTCTTCAATAAATTCATTCATCATCTTAGTGATTTGCCCCGCTTGACTAACGCCTAATTTATCACAAGCTTGTGCAAAGGCTTCAACAACCTCACGTTTAAGCTTGTATGACTTAGACATATAGCCAGCCTTTTCGTTCCACTTATCCTGTCTTCTAATCTTTTTTTCAGCTGTCATGGTTACCTCGTGATTTCAGCACAAGATAATACACTAGCTTTGCAATTCCGATTGCGATAAAGAAAACTCCTAATTTATAAATCATAATTTACACAGATGGGCTAATGTGTTATAATGTGGGGGAAAGAAGGGCTTTCGCCCTTCCTCTCGCTTATCCTATCAACCTGTCAATGATTAGTAGGATGAGTCCGATACCTAAGTCTATTAACGCTTGTTTCAGTACTTCGTTAGTAGGCTTTTTCTTTTGCTTTCCCATCTGCTTACCTCCTTTCTATGATTCTATTATAACACGATGTACGGTGTACGTCAATAGTTTTTAAGAAAAAAGGTAATTATTTTTCAGTTTCTTAAGAAAAAAGACACCCCTTAGCGAGATGCCAGTTTTAGTCAGCCTCATACATCACCGACCATTTAACCATATTTTAAAATTTTTCATATTATCATAATAGCACATTCAAGTGTATCATTTCGTATCATTATTTATTTTGATTAGATGTAACGCTTCTCCATGACATCTTTTAACATGTACCTCACTGTAAATCATCGTAATGGCAATCTGTTGCCAATTAAGGTTATTAATGTACCGATACTTCATCACATCAACAAGTCTCTGGTCTCCTAGTTCTTCAATAGCAATTTCAATTTCAATTTTAATCCGTTTTGCTTCTTCTGTCTTTACTTTTATCTTGTCGATGATTTCCCCTGCTGCTACAATAACATCATCAAACCCTAGTTTGTTTGAACCTCTAGGCATATCAGATAGAGTTTGTGTTATCTTCTCCGCACGTGATTTCCATTCTTCAAGTTCTCTTGACATACTATCAATATCATTCTTACAATCAATATACCTTCTTAGCCATTTCTTCTTATAATCATATTTACTCGCCATACACCCTCCCTTTATGTTATAATAAATGCAGGTTTATAAGGGATGGGCTGTCGCAATGGCGGTCTTTCTTTTTTTTGTGACCGCATTTGGTTTCGGTCACTGCTTCCAATTTTTTATCATGTCTTTGATTGTAGATACGATAAAGCCAATAACAGCACTAATTACACTTACTATTATTATCATTGCAAAAGCAGCCGGTATTGCCATTACCCCCAATAACATTAATTTCCAAAATGCATCAATCATAAGCATTTTTAAAAGAACTTTCTACTGTGTCGATGATGCTAACATAGTTGATTACACTTAGATTATTTAGGCTTGCATAGTTTTTTTCTTTGCAACATCCATCAGATTCCTCCCAGCCTGGACAAAGTATAATACCTTGACATATGCTTAGCAAATCAATACAAGCCTCCCAAGCGTCCACCTCGTCCCAATCTCTCGGTATCAAATCAAGCGGTCTCACAAGGCATAATTCATCACCATAGTCTTTCTTTAGATTCCACCAACTGTCACGCTCTAACTTTCGATTTTCTTCAATTGACCGCCCACCTGTGGTTAACGGGTGCGCTAAGTAGTATATTTTCGATTTATCTAGCTTCATTCGGTTATACTTCTTTCCTCAAAGTAATCACACACTCCATCAAGACCTATCCAGTCGTCTAATACAACGCAAAACAATGCTTTTTCGTCCAATTCTTCTGTGCATTCCTCAAGACTTGAGAAAAAACAATCGATACAATCTTTATCCATTCATTCTCCCTCCGCATATGGCGTTGGTAGCTCAGCCCATGCCATGACCTCGTCAAAAGTCAAGTGAAATGCCTGACATGTCCATTTTGTCCCCGTGAATCCGCCTACCATTACAGCACCCGTATTAATTGTTATTAAATATCTTTCCCCCCAAGCCTCTGGCAATCTCTCTTTACACGGTATCCAGTTCATTTACATCTACTCCTGTAATTAATTTGAATTTCTCTGCGTCAAAATTTGGAATTTGTTTAATAACACATTTTTCATAATCCGTCAAATCGTTCCACCAATCCATAGGTTTTAGGTCGCTTGAATTTCTCAGATATCCACCTAATGTTTCGTGGTTTGGATTTTCTTGTTTTTCTTTGTCGCTCATGTTACCTGTACTAACCCATATGCAAGGCGATTGATTTAACCTATCCAAAAGATACCTCGCCTCTGAACTTCTCCATTCCTGAATTGTAATTTCTGCATCTTTATCAAAAAATTTAATCGCCTGTTTTTCTGTATTAAAATAACCGCTGTTGCAATCACCGCTGTTGTAATCACCGCTGTTGTAATCACCGCTGTTGTAATCACCGCTGTTGCGATAACCGCTGTT